TTTCTACGGAAATGTTAGATGATGTTGATTTTATCGAAAGTGAAATTAACAATGAATTGGATCGTGAGATAATGAAAAAAATCGAAGCGGGTATTTATTCAGGTTCTGGAGTTGGTATCAACTTGACTGGAATTAGAACGGTTGCTCCTGCATTCGTGGCTGGTTCTTTTGCATTAGCAGTTTCAAATGCTAATCAAATGGATGTTTTAACGGTTGCAATGAATCAAATCGCAATTGCTGAACAAGATGAAGCAACAGCAATATTCATGCACCCAACAGACGTTACAAAAATCATGTTATTGAAAGTTTCAACAACTGATAGACGTTATTTAGATAGACTGGTTACAATTAATGGTCAATTGTATTTAGATGGAACGCCAATTGTTAAGTCAACACTTGTAACGGTTGGAGAATACTTAATTGGTAATTTCCTTGATGCAACAGTTTACGATAAAGGCGATGTACGTTATGACATTGGACTTGCTGGAGACGATTTCACTTTGAATTTGCGTACTATCTTAGGTGAGTGGAGAGGACTTTGTATTGTGAAAACAAACAGACGTACATCATTTGTTAAGGGTGTTTTTGCTACTGATATAGCAGCTATTTTATTACCATAATATTCACTTTAAAAATACGTAAAAATGAAAGAATTTATTTCAAATGGTAATAGTAAGTCGATGCCTAAAGGTGAAAAATTTATTGTTACCGACGAATTATACGATATTTTTGTTAGTGCTGGTTATGTTGAAGGAGTTGAAGCTGAAACAGAAAAGCAAAAGGAAGCTAGAGAAAAAGCTGAATTAAAAGCTAGAGAAAAAGCAGAATTAAAAGCAATAGAGGAGGTGGAAGCTGAATTGAAGGCTGAAAAGGAAGCCAAAGATAAAGCTGATAAAGAAGCAGAATTAAAGGCAAAAGCTGACGAAAAAGCTACAATTGAAGCAGACGAAAAAGCGAGATTTGAAGCAGACGAGAAAGCAGAAATGCTGACTAAAAAAGCTAACGAAAAAGCGGAAGCCGAAGCGTTGGAGTTGTTTAAATCTGAATTAAAAGCTGAAGCTAAATCAAAGTAAAATGAGTTTCATAACATTAGGTGATTTTACAGGAAAATTTACGATAGTAACGAATGGTTATAAAAGTTCTGACCTTCAAGAATACATTGACTTGTACGAGAAATCGTATTTAGTTAATTTGCTTGGGTTGGAGCTTTACGACTTATTTATTATCGGTATGGCTTTGCCAATTCCAGACCCTATTTATGTTAAAATTTATGATGCTTTGTTTTATCAAGATTGTGAATTAATAGAATCTAAAGGCATTAAAAAGATGCTTTTAGGTTTTATATACTTTCAATGGTGTAGAGATGAAAAGGTGCAACAAACGATTAACGGAGCTATTAAGATAAAATCTGAACTTTCAGAAAGGGCGGGAAATCAAAATAGTAACATTTTCGGGCGTTATAATGATTCAATCGAAACTTATCAAAACATTCAAAAATATATTAATTTGAATTTGGATATTTATCCAACATTTAAGGGAATAGAAAAGGGATTTGCTTATATTACTTGGTAAAATGCGTGAGGACATACAAAATATAATTGAAAATGTAGTATCAAGTATTGATAAGACTATTACCGTTACTAGAATTGAGGACGGTGCAGTTGCTACATCTAAGTTGTTTGTATGTGATTTAAAATGGTTGGAAGTCGGACAAACGATAATGGACGACCAAAACAGAACAGCGTTAATAACAAGTGTTGGAAGTAATTTTGTTACCATTGTAAAAAACCCCAATTACGTTTGGGATTCAAAAGTTTTCACAATTATTAAAGATATTTATTTCTTTCGTGGGACCCCATTAGCAGTCGATGCTGAATGGGTGCAATATGCTAGAATTGAGGAACAAAAAACCCCGTTTGTATGGTTGGTTGGCGAAACACAAGAAAAGTTTTTTGCTAAAAACCAAAGTTTGGAGCGTGAAAGTGAGTTGAGAATTTTCTTTTTAGACATTATCGACATTCGCAAAAACACGACAAAACAGATACATGACAATAGGTTGAAATACCTTAATTTATGGGTTGATGCTTTTTTTCAAGTCATTGCAAAAGATAGTATTTTCGGTTTGTTTGATTCATGGGATAGTAAGAATATAAGTCGTTTTGGAATTGAAACGCCACAAGGTTATGAAAAACTAATCATTGATTCAAATCTTTGTGCGGTTGAGGTAAAATTTACACTACCCATCTATAAAGATGAAAAGTGTTGTTAAAAAAAATTATTAATTAAATAAAAAATAGAAAAAATGAGTGATTGTTGTACAGGTACTAATTCTAATTTCGGGGTTAAGTGCGCAGTGAAATTAGCACCAATTGAGGGTGTTTATTTTCAACAAAAAAACGATGCTACTGGAGGTCGTAATCAAATAAATTTAAAAACGGTTGATTATACCGCTTTTCAAAATTTACTAATTGCAGATGAAGATACTCGTCTTTATCCTTTGGGCGAATTAACAAATGCAGAATTACCAATTGAAGATTCAAAATTTGAAACTGCAAAAAATGGAAGAATGCAATTTTTAACGCCTGGTGTTAGAACTTTTAGCGCTGAACTTTGGGCAAAAATTTCAACTTGGATTACTGCAAAAAAATTGACAGATAAACGTTGTGGAGATTGGCAAATTTATATAGTTTCCAATACTAATCAATTCGTTGGGGCTTGGGATGGTGTAGATCAATTCTTTGGTATTCCTGTTGATGAAGAAAGTTTAGATGCTAAATTTATGTTTGCGACACCAGATGCAGGTCAAAAAAATATGTTTAAAGTAAATTTTGAACGTAATTTTGACGAAAGCACAATGTATGTGATTGATGGTAATGACCTTTGGGATATTACAAATTCAAGAGTTGCAAAGTTTGATTTTTTAAATCCTTCAACTGCGGTTATTGATTGTACACTTGTTTCTGCAATGTCAATTTTAACGGAATTATTTGTAAACATCAACACTGATTATATTAGTGGTGTTCAGAATAATGATAAGGTAGGTTACGGAAATGTTCAAGGACTTACAATTGCTGATTTTGATATCAACAATTTAACAACTAATTTACCTGTTACAATTTTAACGTGTGTTGAAGTTGATCCAGGAAGATATAAACTAACATTCGCTGCGATTACTTCTGGCAATTTGTTAAATGTTGTTTTGGTTCTTGGAAGTGGTGGAGCTTATACGTTTAATGGAAACATCAATCAATTAGCACCATGATAAAGTATGGCAATTTATCAATGAGGGCTGTTAGCTTAGTTGATAAGCCGTTTGAAGAAGTAATAGCTGAAAATCCTAGTATTAACAAAATGATGTTAAAAGGGGCTTGGGACATTGCCAATCCAAAAGGTGTAAAAGCCCCTAAAAAGGATAAAGAACTGGAATCGAAAGATAAATAAAAATTTAGGGGTTCGTTAATGAGCCCCTTTTTTTGTACCTTTGTTTTATGGCAATTGGAAACACAAAGATTGACGAACAAATACGTAGGTATCATTTATTAAGTGAAGCCGTTGCTTGGATTGATACGTTTGATAGTGTTACTAAAAAACAGATAATCGATTGGATTCAGCAAGACCAATTAATTGACGAGGGAATAAATAAATTCGGAAAAATTATCGGGTGTTATTCTTATGCTACTGAACTGATTAGTAATGGTAAAAAAAAACAAGGCGACCACTATAATTTATTTGATACTGGTGCTTTTTTTCGTAGTTTTGTGGTAATAGTTGGAATAGATGCAATTAAAATTGATGCCAACGCACAAAAAGGAGAAGATAATTTATTTAAGAAATTTGGAAATAAAATAATAGGGCTAACAGATGAAAATTTTACAAAACTTAAAGAATTGGTTAAAAAATCGTACATTAGTTACGCCAGAAAAGTACTTCAAATCGATTGACGACATGATACTTTTTAATTGGTCAAAGTGTATTGACGGACAATTTCAATACGCTAGAATCGAGGTTAAAAACGATATTTTAACAGAAAATGACGTAATAAATTGGGAGTTGATTTATGATACTTACATCAAAAACCATGGTTTAAACCCATTTTACACACGTTATTTAAAAATTCAAGTGCAGATAGCAAATTGTAGGATTGATTATATTTTGAGTGGAAATAAACAAAATTTCACATTTATAGAATTATTTGAAGTTGAATTAAAAGAATTAGAAAGCAAAATGCTAGATGGAGTTTCAAGTCAAACTATTTTGAACGCACTTTCAAAAATGCAAGGTTTTAAAATTGATAGCAAAAGCATAACAGTAACAGAATATTTTTCATTAATAAAAGATTATGAGCGAAATAATTAAAAAGTCCGACATATCGGAAAAAGATATTTACGGGTATGTTATTGCAAGTGCGAAAAATGCCGAAATTCAAGTAAATGCACTTAATAATGAACTTAGAGAAAGTGCTAAGTTGAACGCTGACAATATCAAAAAAAATTCTAAATTATCGAATACCGCCGAAATAAAAGCAACTGAAAACGCTATTAAATTATCAAATATTCAACTTAAAGAAAAGCTAAAGTTAGAAAATGATTTAATAAAAATTCAAGCTCAAAAAATTAACGCTGAAAGACTTTATACAGAAGCTGAAACAAAATCTGCGAATGCAAAAGAAAAAAGCAACAAGGCAACAGAAAAAGCTATAATAAATGAAGAAAAACTAAAATCTGTTTATCAAAAAGTTCAAACTAAATTAAATGGACTCGCAAATGAATACAGGAATATTTCCATAAAAAAAGAACTTGGAGCTAAGTTAACAGAAAAAGAAGCGCAAAGATATGATTTTTTACAAGCTAAATTATTAGTTTACGATGGTGCATTAAAAAGAACCGATGCAACCATGGGTAAACATCAACGCCAAGTAGGTAACTACAACATGGCTTATAATGGACTTGGAAATTCTGTAAATCAATTAACTAGAGAAATGCCAGCATTTGCTAATTCAATTGGAACGGGATTCATGGCAATATCTAATAACTTACCTATTTTCTTTGATGAAATTTCAAAGATAAAACAAGCAAATGTTGATTTAGTAGCACAAGGTAAACCTACAGAGTCAATTTTCAAACAAATAGGAAAGTCTATTTTTTCAGTTGGTTCATTGTTAAGTGTTGGGGTAACTTTACTTACTGTTTACGGTGCTAAAATGGTTGAATTTTTCACAAGAGAAACAAAAGCTGAAAAAGCTGTAAAATTGCGTGCTGAAGCCATGAAAGAAGCAAATAAGCAAAGTAGGGAAGCACAAAAAAATATGTATCAAGAAACGTCCGCTTTTGTTGGAAACTTACTAGCTTTAAGAAATACAAATAAAGGGAGTAAAGAGCGGATTGACATGATTAACAAAATAAATGCTCAATATGGTACTACTTTAAAGAATATTTCAGATGAAACTAAATTTCAAGAACAACTAAATAAATCTATCCAAAATTATATTCTTTGGAAAAAAGCAGAATTTAAAGTTAAGAAAAATGAGGACTTAATCGCTCGAAATTTAAATAAACAAGATGAATTAAATGTAAAATTAAAAAACGAATTATTAAACGAATCTATAGCTTTGTCTAGGGTTAACATTTTCATGAAAAGTGGTGTTGATGATGTTAATAAAGCAAGAGTTGAAGAACAATTTGGGCTTACTCAATCACGTGAAAAAATTAAAGAATATAAAAACGAACTTTTTTTAGCGGGTTATCGATTAAATCAATACGGCTTTAATTTATTTGATGCGAACACGCAAATAGAGCAATATGGATTAAAAACTGATAAATCAACAAAATCAACAAAGGATTTTAAAACAGAATTATCAGATTTAAACTTAGATTTAAAAAATGAAAGGGATATTTTAAATGACATAAATAAAATACTTGAAGAAAATAACATAAAAAAACAAAGCGCATTAGTTAATGATGAATTTGTAAGGCAAGAAGTTCAAGTTACAACAACGGGCGATTTATTTACCGACGAATTAGAATTATTATTGAACGAACAATATGACTTAGAAAAAATAGCACGTTTAAAACAATTGGAATTTGCTAAAGAAACATTAGATATAGAATTAAATAATCAATTTGACGAAAAGAAAAAAGCACTTGAAAAAGAAAGAATTGAGTTGTTAAGTCAAGAAAATATTAGTCAATCTGCAAAAGATAAAATTAATGAGAATTACAAAGTTAAACTTAACGAATTAAATGATTTTCAAATTGAGCAAATTAGAATAACCGAAATACAAAAAAAACAATTGTTTCTTGAAACTGAAAAAGATTTAGAAGCAATAGACGAAAGAAGATTTGAAGAAATTGAGTCTATGAATAACGAATTAATTGATTTGCAAATAGAATTTTTTGATAAATCAAACGAAAAAACAAAAGAGCAAATAGAATTAGAAAAAAAGAAACAATTAGAACGTTTCCAAACAATGAAAGAATTTGTAGATTTGTCACTTGATTATTTCATTAAACAATCTGAAAAGAAAATAGCGCAAATTGATAAGGAAATTTCAGCAAGTGAAAAACAAAGTGAAATTTTAGAGCAACTCGCAATAAACGGAAATATTACGGCTCAACAATCTTTAGTGGTGCAACAACAAATTACGCAAAAAGCTAATAACGAAAAAATTAAGGAGCAAAAACGAATCGAGAATTTAAAGGCACTAGAACAAGCGTACGACATTTACAGCACTAATTTAGAAAAAACTGGAGATCCGAAACAAGCATTAGTACAAACTGTTACAGATATTCAATCGTTGAAATTACTATTAAGCATATTACCAAGCTATAAAGATGGAATTGAAGATACTGGCCCACAAGGAAAAGGAGTTGATGGAATTGGTGGATTTCATGCTATTTTGCACCCAAATGAGAGGGTAGTTAATGAAGAAAATAACCAAAAAATGAAAGGTATTTCAAATGATGAATTAGGAAATTTAGCACAATCCTATAAAATGGGTAAAGTAATAAATCTTAAAAAACAAGACCACGCAGGAAATACATACGATTTAGCACTTTTAAACGAGATGAAAGGGGTAAGAAATGCAATTAAAAACATTCCAACATCTGATGTGAGATTAGGCGAAATTTACCAAGGTTTCATGCAAATAATTGAAACTAGAAAAACAGGAAATAAGACCACTAGAGATACTTTTAACATTCGGAAATGATTAATATTCAAATAAACGGACAAACGGCAAACGTTAGGAATTTAAAGCAAATAGGCTTTAAGTCTAACTTTTCTAACGATGAATTTTCAGAATTAGAATTAAATGTTGATACTTTGGTTGTTGTAAACGAAACGGTTGCTTTAATTCACGCTTGGACTTCTCAATACGGTTATCATGTTGGTATTCCTTGCACAATTTCCGAGGGTACATTTAGTTTAGATTTTTATGTTGATTTAACTGATAATTTGCTAATCCAAAATAAGCAAATCCAATGTAAAATAAAACGAAGAAAAGGTAAAGATAATTTTTACCAATTATCAAAAAGATTGACGTTTGAAAATATAGCAAAACAAAATATAATTGAATTTAATTTAATCCAAATACCATTTTTTGTTATTCCAGAAAACATATTTGAACAGCAATTAGTACTAGGAATTTCTATATTTTCAATGGTGCAAACAACAATTCAAGCCGTAAAAGATACTGCATTTTTAATTGGTGAACTTATAGGAGCTATTGGATTAAGTGCTGGAATTATTGAAGCTGGAATAAAAGCAGCAGCACAATTAGCTTACACTATTGCGCTTGGTATTGCTTTGTTAAAATTATCACAAAATTTCTTTAATCTAATTTTCCCTAAAGTAAGATATTTGAATGCTTGTAAGGTAAATGAATTGATTAGTAAAGGATGTCAACATTTAAGATTTACACTACAATCTAATTTATTAGCTTCTTTGGATAAGTTGACTATTTTGCCCGTTCCATTACGAAAAGATAAAAAAAGTATATTTCAGTTTTTACAAAATGATTTAGACCAATCTTTTACGCAAGGTTATCCAACTGCACAAGATACAACACCAACACTTGACAGCTTAATAAATGCAATCGAACTAACATTTAACGCAAGAACTAAGGTAAACAATGGGGTTGTTCAAATCGAAAGGCGAGATTT